GTCAGGCACTGGGTACGATCTACGTCGAGCGCAAGGAGATCCGCCACGGGACCATCGACACCATGAGCGCGGATGAAGTGCGAAAGAAGCTGGAGGAGATCAAAGCAATGTACGGCGACCCCGCGCAGGTGATCGATGTCACGCCCATTGTGGAAGAGATCGCTGAGGATATCGTTGATGAAGAGGAGTACGACGAAGAGTACGACGAAGAGTACGAACCTGATCCGGAGCAGAAGAAATGACCACGACAACTGATATCGAAGCCCCCGTAAAGAAGCCGCGAAAAAAACGAGCACTCAGCAGGAAGCCGGGTCCTCGGCTCGGGGTCAACTTTGTAAAGCGTAATGCGACAGCTGTGATTATGCGGCCAGAGCACTACTACATGTTGCGCGAGCTGGCGGACTACTACGAGACGCCGCTGATGCGACTGGCCGGCGCTCTGGTCGTGCGAGAGTACTGCAAAGTGCTGGCGCTGTCCGATCCGGAGCGCGCAGCTGCAATCGCAGAGACGTATGCTGAGGGCGGTACGTATTCAGATCGCGTCACAAATCTGTCAGATTAAAGTAAATAAATGTTTTCTTTTGTGCATATAATAAATATAATAATTCCTCGTTTAGTAAATAGAGGTGCAGCATGACCGAGATCGTTAAAGACATTCCCATCCCTCGCGGGGAGCGGGCAACCAAGTATCCATTTGCCGACATGGAAGTCGGAGAGTCTGTGGCCTATCCGGGCGAGGATCTGAATGGCCGAGCCTACCGTGCAGCCAAGTCCTGTGGCGACCGCCACAACAAAAAGTTTATCGCGCGCCGTGAAGGTGACGGCATCCGAATTTGGAGGCAGGCATGAGAGTCCTTCTGATAATTTTGTTTGCACTGGCCGCCTGCCAGCCGTCATCTGATCACGACTTAGACGCAGCCGCGCTCAAGCACCACTGCGAGATGGTCGCGCTGTGGACATCCTCTGCCGGCGAACTGGGCTGGCCTGACTACAACAACCGGGCGCATTTGTGCCCGAGGACGGCACAATGAAGACGCAAGAGGAACAGATGGCGAAGGATTCCGATACCCTGATTCGTGAAATGGCAGAGCTTCTGGACCGTTGGGAGAGCGCCAATGAGGACAAGAGTAAATACTATATAGCGACTACTCTCATTGGCGCGCTGGTGCCCATGCTGTGGGGCGTGTGCATGTTTTATGACGTCTCCATAACCGAGATATTAGGTAGGATCGTCACACAACAGGAACTGGAAAAGAGGGAGCTGGCCGCACGCATGGGGGATAAAGATGAGCTTCACTAGAGCCCAAGCAGCATACGACGCCATGCTCCCGGAAGAAGATCCGGAGGAGCATGAGTATTCGGGCGATGTCGTCGTCGGCGAAACCCTGTTCACGTACTGGTACGGCCAGATCGTCAGCGTCATGATCGATGATGAGGGGACAACGGTTCCTTACGCTGAATGGAAAGGACCCGATAGCCTTGTGGCTGAAGCAGACGTCGAGGCCACCGAGCTGTGGAACGCAGAGCTGGAGGAGATGCAGAATGACTACTACTAAGTGGATCGAATGCCAATACGACGATGAGGGGGAGGTTACCAACCCCGAGTTTGTCAACGCGCCAGACGATTCGTTTTGGTGGATCGATAAGCGCAACAGACTGCACACGGTGCTGATGAAGTCCTCCATCTGGTTCCGCCCTGATCGCATCGCGCGTGTGGAGCATCCAAATGACTGACAGCGCATCCGCACACTGCAAGCGCGTGGGCATCCGGGCAAAGGCTCTGGCGCGGCATCACGGCGTCAGCATAGGGATGGTTAGCTACTGGTACCGCGCAAACAGAGAAACATTTGATCGCAAATTGGCAGAAGCGGCAGTGGCCGCGAGGGGGAAGTGATGAGCGAAATCGAGTGCTCTTACCGTGCTGGAAATGTCGCTGTGACGAAGTACGCAGGGCAAAGTGCCAACCCCAGAGCGGATATTGAAAACGCAATTAAATTCCTGAAAGCCCTGCTGAAGATGGAGCAACAACATGAGAAATGACGACAAGATTATGGGTTCGATCCTTGTGCTGGTGCTGTGCATCGTCGCAGTTGTTTGGATCACGCAGCAGCGGGAAGTGGCGCAGGTACGCCACGCGATGGAAGCTTCTTACGGTGAGCAGCCTAAGCCGCAGGGGCATGGGCGGTGAGCAAGCGCATTATAAGGGATGAACGCGGGTTAGAGATTGACGAGCATGAACTTGCCGATCAGCTACGTAGGTGCGGCCTGAATCAGCAGGCGTTCTATTCAGCCACTGCCTGCTTAACTGACAGCGATGTAATGCACTTTCTCTCTATCTACGAACCAGCCAAGATGTGGTACGAAAGAGACAGGGTAGAGCAGCCAGAGGGGCACGGGCGATGAGTATTTATGACGACATACTACGGGATCGAAGCAAGCTACGGCGAAGCACCGAAGCCGGAGGGGCATGGGAAATGAGTATTTATGACGACATACTACAGGCGGCGGAAACCTATGACGAGCCGTTTACGGAAGCTCAGCTAGACCAAGCGCACGAACTGCAGGAACTGCTGTGGGAGAAAGTGCACGACTTAGTAGACGCCGAACTTGCAGGGGTAGATGCAACAGTCGCAGCAGGAGTGCGGCACCACATGACCGAGACGTTTAGGTTTTGGAAGCGGGCGTTATGAAACACAACCAACATTACATAACTTATTTGCTGCACCGCATTGAGTGCAGGAGGGCGAGATGATCGAAATCATAGGAGGAATACTTTTTGTAATTTTGTGGTTTATTGCGGCTGGTAAAAGCGTGATTTGGTTTGCAGAAAACGGGTCGGGTGACTTACGCGCATGGGTATACGGAGGTGTTGCCGTTGTGATGTTGGCGTTGGTTATAAATGGATTGGCTGAGTACGAACAAGAAAACCCGTGCGTGGAGTACGAGTCCCGACTTACATACAACGCAGCTACAAAAACAATGATGCCTATGCGAGTCTGTGTACTCAGGGGCGAGTGGGTAACTGAGGGAGGTGAGTGATGGGAAAAACAGACCCGATAAAGTTTATGTCAATAGCCAGTAAATCACATGCGTATATAGCAGCCGAACTAGCTGATGACATAAATTCTGCGATTTATAAACATGCTGACACTATACCGCTGGCTTTAGCAGTGGGCGTTCTTGAAATAGTAAAGTCTGAGCTGATATCAGCAGGCAAGGGAGGTGAGGAGTGAGTGATTTGTTAAACACACTGAAGCGCGCACACGAAGCAGCGCAATGTATCCCTGACCTTGAGGCAGAGCTGCGGGAGGTCTTAGCAGACATGGGGTATACGCTTGGCAAGTTGAGTCCGTTTTTGGATGATGAAGTGGAACCCGCGCAGGACATGAACGACTGGCGCAACTGGCGTTTCGGCGATACCGTCATCGACTCATCGCTCGACTGCGAAACACAACGACAAGTCATAAGGATCGAAGATTCTGATTACATAGGTGTGCAGCCCGTGGAAGTCACAAACACCCACGCCGATTACTGGCCGCACATCAAACAGCTAACGTGGTGCAGCAGGCCGGCGAGGGAAGAACAATGAATCGATACCGAACATACTTGGACGACAAGCTCAAGCCCTTGCCAGAGGACCCCGGCGCGAAGATCGCGCAGGACATCAAAGCTTATCTGGCAAAGGGCGGCAAGATAACGGACGTGCCCACCGGGTACTCAAAGTTCAGCGACGTGCCAATGCGCAGCTGGATCAACGAGTCCCGCATGCGCAAGCTTAATGAGGGGAAGACATGATAACTGTTTCGTTAGCGGAAATTAAAGCCCACACCCCTCCAATCAAGGGCTGGAAAATGCTACTTAAAACAAAAGGTGGTGCTCGCAAAGCAGATATGGACTTGCAATTCCCGATTGTGGAAGTTTTAGATTTGTACGATTTTTTTAACACCCTGCTGGTGTTGCGCTGCCGTCCTGAGCATGATGAGTTGTGGCAAGAGTACGCTGTGTGGTGCGCTCAACAAGTCGAACATTTAATTGATGTCGAGCACGAAGGAGCCAAGGGCAGGGCTGCTGTAAAAGCTGAAATGGCCGCGTTTTTTGCTGTTAAGGCCGCAAAAATAGCCACTTGTAAAGATGCTGGAAGCAATGTGTGGATAGTTGCTAGGTGTGCAAAAGACGCTGCGCGGATGGCGGGATGGAGTGCTGATAATACTAAG